GTGTCAAACTCAAAGAACATTTCAACACTCGTGATAAAGTTGCTGAGTTGATTGATGGTGGTGACATCAGTGCTCTGTGGACAAATGCTGGTTGGCAGAATGAAACTCTGCCTGAATCTGGTCCTCTCTACTATTCTTCTCGTGGTGAGAATTGTCCTCCTCGTCATGACAACAACATGACTGAGTATCTCACTCAAGATGCAGAAGAGTATGCCTATCTCTATACCACTGATGGAGAGTGGTTGTGCTACGATACTTGCAAGTGGCACGATGTAACTTATCTTGAAAGTGTAGAGATTCCTGCAGCATGAATATAGTTAATCTATCTTTGCTTGCCACCTTTATTCTACTCACAGGTGGCATCATTTTCTTCTTCAAAGCCATTTACCGCTGAACATCTCATGACTCCTGACACTTACTCATTCTCTGGTGATGCTGTTACCTTCCTTGGTTTGGTTGGTATTATTTCGGCATTTATTATTATTGTTACTGCTTTCCGCAGGTTCTTCAATAGTCCTTACAATGTGCGTTATGTAAAACCCACTGAAACTTCTATGGTTGAGGGAGTTTCTGGATTTCACCGTGATGAATATCTCAATCACATGGAGGAAACTGATGCCTAGAGCGTCATCTATAAAATGTATCAAATCTTATGCCCAACCAATCGGAGTAACTAAAATGTCCAAGAAAAAACAGAAACCACAACCTCTTCTCACTCATGAAGAGTTCGTTGCAATGAAAAAGGAAGATCATCAAAAGAAAAAATTGCGAAAGCAAGTACAAAATAATATCAAATCACAACAGGGATTTGGTTATGACTACAAACCCATTCAATTCGATTATAGTGAAAACTCATGACATGGTTGGTTGAAATGTATGTTGCTGGCCGCACTTTCAAGGAGGAAGTGTATGCTGCCAATGCTGCAGATGCAAGGAGAACAGCATTAGCACGAAACCCAACTGCCAAAGTAGTTGGAGTCAACGTAAAGTTCTCCTAATCATTGCCATAAAAAATACTAATGGGATCAGGGGTTGACTTTCGACCTCTGATCCTTTATTGTACTCACATACCAAACAAATCACTATGAAGTTGCGACTCCACCAAACTCGTGTGCTTGATGCAATGAATCAGCACAAGATCGGTCAAATTGTTATTCCTACTGGTGGTGGTAAAACTCTTTGCATGATCATGAATCTGCTGCAACGTTTTGTGCAGAATCCTGGTCATGTTGCTGTTGTTGTTGCTCCTCGTATTCTGCTTGCTGAGCAACTCTCTGCTGAGTTTCTTGAGTTTATCACCAATGCAAATGTGATGCACGTTCATAGTGGTGAAACTCATCACTATTCTTCTACTCGGCCCGACAACATTTCCGCATGGGTTGCGGAACATGCGGACACCAATCGCATCATCTTCACCACCTATCATTCTCTGCATCGTGTTGTTGATTCTGGTGTAGATGTCAACGTTGCTTATTTCGACGAGGCACACAATTCTACTCAAAAGAAACATTTCATTGCAACGGCCGCTACATCTCTGTCCGCAGATTGCAAGTATTTCTTTACTGCTACTCCCAAACATCATACCAATCCTAATGCTAACGGTATGAACAACGTTAGTATCTATGGTGATGTGATTCACAACGTTCGTGCTCAAGAACTCATTCAGACTGGTTGTATCATTCCTCCGCAAGTTGACACCTACAAGGTTGACATTGTGCGGAACAAAGCAACAGCAGCAGAAGCAGATCGCAACATGATTGTGGACATTCTCGATACTATCGAGCATGACAATCCTAAGGTGCTTGTTGCTGCTCCTAGCACAAAAGTGATGTGGAATATGCTCACTAACTCTGACATTCTCAGAGAACTCGAAGAACGCGGATATGGCATCCTGCATATTACATCCAAGCATGGTGCTTATGTTAACAAAACCAAGGTCAATCGTGAGAAGTTCTTTGACACGTTGACAGAGTGGGGCAAAGACAAATCCAAGCGATTTGTGCTGCTTCACTATAGCATCCTGTCCGAAGGTATCAACGTCCCAGGTCTCTCTCACTGCATCATGTTGCGGATGATGCCTATCATCGAGATGGCACAAACCGTCGGCCGTGTTATCCGTATGGATAAAGATGATGCCCAGGATATTGCTACAGGCAAGATTCCTGCAGGTGCATGTCATCTCTATCGCAAACAGTTTGGTAATGTGATCGTGCCAGTATTCACCAACTACGGTAGTGCTATTGCCAAACGATTGCAGAGTGTTGTTGATACTATCTTTGTGCAAGGTGTGCCTGCTATTTCTACCATGACTCGATGACATGTTGCCATGAGGATACTTAATCGGTCCTCATGGTGCCCATAAGCAACACTGATCTCAAAAGGGTTGACTTCTGCCCAGATCAGTGCCATACTATGATCATACAAGACAAAACCCATGACCTTCACTGACTATCAACAGCAACGCGATGCACAAAATACTGTGCAACTCAACATCATCAAGTATTGCTGGTTGCTGACTGATGCACTGCGTCAGAATTATATTGACCATGCAATTCGTGGTCATTATCGTGCGATCAAAGATACGAATCAAGATGTACTGTACCACGAAACTGCTGCTGATAAACTTAAGGCAGGCATTTGCCCTATTCGGTATGACATCATCTCTGGTAAAAAGTATCACAAAATTGTCTTTGTTGATGGTGGTGGACAACGCTCCGCACATGCATTTGTTGACAAGAAGACGGGTGAAGTGTACAAGTCCGCATCATGGAAGCAACCTGCAAAGGGTGTACGTTATGATCTGCGATTGATGAAAGATCGTGATTATTTGTTTGTCCATGCTGACTGGTCTGGTGGTTATCTTTACGCACGATGATTCACTTCACTCTCATTGCTTCAATCGTTCTTCGTTTTTACTTCCACCATCACTGACATGAAAGACATCAGGATTCAGGTTGAAACTTTCGACGGTTGTATTACAATTTGGTACGAAAGGTCAAAACTAAAAAATGCTTGCGATACGATTAGCAAGCGTGTGTATAATCAACTCTGTGGACTTAACATTAAAGAAATCAACGTTTCTGTGATCTAAGATGATGTACTCAAATCTCTCCAAGATTCGTCCTAAACTAAGAACATCTGGACGTGTATCTGGCAACTTCGGTAGGAACAAAGTTTCTGCTGGTTCTACACTCAATGACCTTGGAATGACCTCTGTTCGATCTATCAAATGTGTCACACAGCAAGAGTATTTGACTCGTCTTTATCATGCTTTTGATTGTACTACCGACGCTAAATTGCGTTCGTTTATCTACACCGAGATTCGCAAGATTCTCATTCAACAAGGCAAATGGTGATCAACTTATGAAAACGACTTACATCTTCCTCGGTGTCATTGCTATGCTTCTGTGGCAAACCTTTCTCATTCAACGAGATGACAAACTGTTCAAGGCATACTATCACGAAAAAGCAAAAGTAGAACAGCAAAAACTCATTAAATAACCTTATCTCACTCATAAGCGACACTGATCAAAAAAGGGTTGACTTCCTACCAGATCAGTGCCATACTAAAGGAGTCAAGGGGGGACAGACCTCCCACCACCTAACTTCCCAAACCATGATCGACTTCCCTACTCTACAATCCAAGGATGGCACAATGCTCGTCGGATTCTATCCTGTAGAAACTCCCGATGGCAACATTTCTGAAGAGTGGTGTATGCAAATCCTTTCCTGGAAAGGTGTAGATCAAATCTCTAAAAAGTTTCTCAATCGTGTTGAGAAAGCACTTGCAATTCGTGATCGTCTTGCTCATGATTACATCCTGACTGGTGATAACCGAGACTATGCTATGTTCGGTAATCCTCTCAACGGTGCAGTTTGATGCAATTCCAAGTTACTGCAATCGAGTTCGATTTTGATTCTGATGATGACTTTCCCGAGCATCAATTCTCTAACATTACCGACGAAACTATCGGTATGATTTGGGAAGCAGTAGATGAAGATGATCTCATTGAAGAGATCACATGTGCTACAGGATGGTGTATCAAATCCATCGACTATCGTATCATTCTGAACTGAACTTTTCTTCACTCTAACTAACAACAAAACCATGAACCGTCAAGAACTTCTCGAAGCATACATCGACCGCATCCTTGAGAACATGTCCACCAAAGATTTGATGCGTATGGTAGGCGATCAACTCGAAGAAAGTTTCTCCAGTCTATCTGATGAGGAACTGATTGCAGAGGTTGAAGAATACTACCCTGACATGCTGACTTACACCATCACCAAGACAGATTCTTGAAACGCTCTAACAAAACCCACAACACTCAATCAATGAAACTCCTCTCGATTCTGTTCCTGATTGCCTTCCTTACTGTGCCCTCTGTACGTTATACTACAGGCACCGTACTTCACAACGTCGCTAACTTTATTCAAGGAGAAGTTTGACATGTCTCGTGCACAACGTCAGACCAACATGATTCGCAAAAATACACTTCCCGTTCGTATCATCCTCTTCAACGCTAAACCAACCAACAGAACCAAATGATCATGAACACCGACAAACTGTACCAAGAACTTTATCCTGAATACCGTGATTGTTTCTGTGTTGAAGAACAACTCTCCCATGATGAATACCTCGACAAACTTGATGCTAAACTCTACAAAGATTCTCAGCAAGATGTAAAAAGTTTTCCACAATTTCCACAACTAAAAAATACCTAAAAAAATATATGTGCGTGTTTTATGTCTCTCAAGAAATGTCTCAGTTAAGTACACTCAGAGATGCAAGTTAAGTCTTCACTGTATCACAACTTCGCTCATTTGTCAAGACTCAGACTCATAAAATCACCTTATCCCTATGATAAGCACTGCTGATCTGAAATCGCTTGACAGACCCCTCCATCCGTCCTATATTGAGTGCATCGGAGGGAGGGAAACAACCCCATCCCCCGCCATCACAAACCCCTTCACAATCGCCTCTCATGCGTAAGATCGAAACCAAGATGAATGATGCCATCGCTGAGCACAAAGATCTTCGGACAGGTAACACTCAGGTGGTCACATATAGCGACTGTTCTGATGTCTATCTGCATGGTAATCTGATCGCTCGGATTGGTGAAACCTGGATCGAATTGTTCGATGGTGGTTGGCAATCAAACACCACAAAATCGCGCCTCAATGCTATCCTGGGTGCCTTTGGTTGCCCTGGCGAGTATGTCTTCTCGAAGAACTTCCAGTGGTTCGTTAACTACAACGGTGCCCCTATTCCGTTCTTCTCAGGTATGCGTCTGGCATGATCTTCTGTCCTGGTGATGACACTAAAAGCACCTTAGTTTTCCACAAGTTTTTGGTTTCTTGTGGAAAACTAATTAACTTTTTCCACAGGTACTTTCCCCAACAAATCTATGACGAATCTCAACACCCCACGTACCATGACCCAGTTGCGTTATGCCAAGGACGGTAATGCTCTCCTGCGTGTACTTTCTCAGTTCGATAACACTGAAGCACCCTCACAAAATCTCCCCTCCCCTGGGAAGATCCTTGTGGGTTATGGACAGGACTTGACAGAAGTGGTGTTCTGAGTTATACTGGGGGGCAGTCATTGCTCCCCTCTAAATATACCTAACTCGCGCCAAAACCCAGTGGTGGCGGGCGTTTTCGGGGTCGGGGGCGGCCGTATATATAATAAAAGGGTCCTATGTAAGCTATAAAGTCTTGCAATCGACCTCTAAATATTATTCGAAGGGTCCCCTCTAGGGGGTCCCACAGGAAAAAAAATTTCGCCAGGAAAAAATTATGCTTGACTACGTGCCGTCGAATCTTTATGGGATTCGTTATCTTGATAAGAATGATAGACAAATCAAACTTGCCTCAATTTTTGCACAGAATGAAGCTGAGGCACGAAGGATTTGGGAGAGTATGGGACCGCCCCATGAACCAAACTTTGATATTTTAGGAGCAGAAGAAGCAAAAGAGTTAGCAAAGATAATGAATGAGAGTAATAATGAAGAATGAGAAGTGGATCATCATGATTTCACCGCCCTTCAAGCAAGGTCCGACATATTTACCGTTATCGGAATATAACTCGGAAAGTGGTGAAGTTGCATGTGTAAAAGGAGATGAGGGAATTCTTATGTTTGATACATATAAAGAAGCAGAAGAAGTTGCTAAATTTCTCACAGACGAGTATAGTTATCAAACAGGAGTATTAGAATGTCCAGAAAGTTTATTATAGAAGTACAGGAGACTACAGAGGGCGACTTGTTCATCGAGTTCCCTCAGGAGATTATTGATGAGTTAGGTCTCATTGAGGGTGATGTAATGAAGTATGAGATTGGGGATGATGGGGAGTCATTTATTATCAAAAAGGACGATACCAGCGCGTAACCGTACCGCTGCGCGAATTAAGAATTATGATGGGGAGTATTATGGGCAAGCATGAGAATATTAAGATTTATCCTACGGAACTAGTAAGATTAATCAATAAGAACAATACACAGTTTCGTTTAAAGGATAATGAAATTGCTCATGATATTATTAATGAACTGATCAAGAAACTAATTGAGAGGTTGAATAATCTTGAGAAAGAATTAATTACGCAACAAAAAGAAATAGAAGAGCGATTTAATCGATTAGAGCAATTTGTGACGCAAGAACTTGTCAGTAAGAATGGATTACAATATCGTCCACCGAATAGGAAAGAATATATTTCATTAGGGGCAACGTTAACGGATCTATATGAACGACTAAATAGTCTTGAGAATAATTGTTTGTAATGTAAATGCCGTGTAATAAGAAAACATGTCCTGACTATAGACCTCACGGTAGAGCCCGTCCAGGATATGGCACTGGTGTAATTATGAGTAAGGAGATGTTTCCCAAGAGGGATACATCACAAATCAATGTGCCTGGATGGTACAGAGATGCTGTTATGTATAATTATGAAGATAAGTGTGAAGTTCCGCAGACCACTTATCTAGGTGGTGGTATAACACCTGGAGCACCAGCAGTACCACCAAATCCCAAAACTGGAGATCCAGGATCACCAGCAGGAGAGGATACAGCAAATACTGAAACAGAAATTAATGGTACTCTTAATACTCAGGAGTATTCTGGAAAATTATATGAGGAACTTAACTTAGATAGTATGAGTTGGTGGGAAAGAAATCAACTTTGTCCTCAGAAAACTAATGTAGGCAGAGGAACTTTTCAATCACCAGGTACAGTAAATCCAAAGAAATATCGATATTGGGATCATTATCCAAGTGAATTAAGTTTTGAAGCAAACTATAGTGATACACCATTTTTATATTTGTGGGATACTTCAAGTCAAGCGACAGGAAGACCTTGTTATGCAATATGCTGGACAATTACTCTTACAACGGGGACCTATCCTGCAGGGAAAGGGACAGCTACTTATCCAAGAATTGTATACACTCCAAGAAAAACTCCTTTTCCTTGTGATACATCTCCTGATGCAACTTATGTTGAGTATGAAACACAAGATGGTAAATTAACTGGTCCAGACGATGAGAATTCAAATCCACTTATCTGGGGTATTGGTACTAATACTAGGGGACTTCTTGTAAGAGAACAAGCATCATGTCCACCTGGATTTGCAAATGCAACGGTTCGTGGAGCAGGAAACCGAGCTAATACTGGTGGACTGTTTTTTGGTCCCGCAACCATGGCATATACTCGTGATGGAGGTACTACTGGTGAGTGGATATTCTTTGAACATTGGATAGGATTATCTTCATCAAACTTTGGTCCGACAAGTGGAAATGGTGGGACATTTACAAATCAGTTTCCACCAGGTCAAGAGACGCAGGTTTATACTCGATCTGTAAATGTATTCAATAATAGCAATCAAAAAGTTGCAGTTGTAGAGGTAAAAATTCGTGGGTATCGTCAATACTATGGAGATACATTCGACAATGATAGAGAGTTAAAAATTACTAATGTTTCAGCAGGTGATGTATTACCAGTTCCAGGACTTGAGTATGGACTTGATATTCCATTTCCAAATGAAACTGGAGATGTTCCTGCAAATTTAAGACAAGTCGCCAGCGATCAGAATGGTCGCAGAGTTGGATTTATTAGTTTTACGGATATTACTCAGGCAGCAGCAGGGTGTGGTGCTATTGTGAATGGGTTTAAATTATTTACAGCAGAAACAACAGCCGAGAGTGCATTAGATGAAAATTTTGTAAATGCAACAATTGGTTTACCACCAGACGAGCAAAATGGAGATAGTGGTATTGTTAATAGAATTACAACAGGTGTATGGTCTCCAGGAAACTCTGGTATTGATAGTATTGAACAAATTTTTAATTTTGAGGGATCAAGTGCATCGCGTGGTGGTACAGGTGGATCTGGTTTAAGAGTTTTAATTAGAGCACAGAAATTTACAGATTCGGAGGGATCTGGTACTAAAATTACAGTTATAAGAGTTATTGGATCTGGTAATGCAGGATATGCTGTAGGGCAAACATTCCCAATTCGATTTGTTCGTAATGGTATAACCTATACTTGTGGTTATATCCAAATTGCTAACATTCTTAGAGGAGTTGTTAAGAGAGGTGTCCCTATTGGTTTTAGACTAGCAGAACCAAAAACTGTTGGTGGTGTTTTTGCAGTGACTCATAGTAGTTGGACTACTTTTGGAAATAATTATGCTATATGGTGTAATAATCGTAATAATAACTTATCTGGTAGACCTCTGAGGATTATCCACCAACTTATAACCCTAACAGCAGGAACATATAATGTAGAACTTGGTTTTGACGATACTGGATCTGTAGAGATTAAATCTGCTACAGGACCTGCTTGGTTTACAAAGAAGAATCATGTTGGTGGTATCCCTCTTGGTTCATCAACCCACACTGGTTCTTTTGTTTTAACTGCGACGACAGTTGTTAATATCGAAGTAGAACTTGAAAATGCTCCTGGTGGTGATTGGTCTAACAATCCTGCAGGATGGGCAATTACTTTAACAAAAAATGGTCAGGTATCTTGGTCAACTAGAAATGCACAAACTGGTATTAATGCTGGAGATTGCTATAGAGGAATGCGATGGGAAAACACTCCATATCAGACTGCTTGGTTAGGATCTGGAACTGCAAGACCATTTTTATCTGCTCAAGGTTCATGTTGGCAAACTAGAGATTTGGTTGTCTATAAAGATTATAAACTTGCAGGTGGTACTAAGATAAGAATGAAAATAGAATCTGTATATGATAATTCTACATCATCATTTCAAAGTAGATGGACTATTGATCAAATATTGTCATATGGAAGTGGATATGGTTCATTAGATAGAGGAGATCACTCTGAAGGTGGTGAAGCATTCTCAGACCAACAGGTTTTTTATCTTTACTACCCATCTCCTAGTACTCCTAGAGCACAAAGGATTGGAGTTGCAATAGTTGTATCAGATATTCAAGATATGTTAAAACCCTCGTCAGGATCAGGACAAATTGCTGCAGGTCAAACGTTAAACGGATGGACGGTTGAAGCAGTAAATCGTTTTGATAGTACAGGAGGATTCAATGCTGCCTACATTAAATTAACTGGTAGTGGAAATGATTTTGCTAAAGATACAAATTATACAAGTAATTCAGGTGCCACTGTTACAGCTATTGCTGGATATGGAATAAGAGATAGAGGAGCATTATATGGCATGTATGAATTTACTAGAAAATCAATTCAATATGCAACTGCACGGGTTTCAGCATCGATGCCTTTTTCACCAACGTTAGTACGTTGTCAAGCGACTGGTATCATTACTAATGGAAGATTGACTGGTACTCAAATTACACAACCAGGAATAGGATTATCTAATAAAAACATTGAAAAAATAACTTTATCTGTTGATCCTCCACCATCAACATTTGATCATGCAAAATTTAATAAATTGATGCTGGATAAGAATAACGATGTTTTGACAGCAATACAACAGTGTCAAGGCACTGGTAGAGCAGCACAGGTTTCTCCAATACTTACTGCAGGAAAACTAACTGGCATTCAGATTAAGGATGCTGGTTCTGGTTATTCAAGCACAAAACCACCTCAGATTAGAATACCATTTATAAGAAAGATTGAATCTACAACTATGATCAAAGCCTCAACATCAAAAGAGGAATTGGCTCAAAATGGATTAGTTCTATCAGCATCACCTGGTTTTAAAAACTCACCACTTTCTGAGTCAGAGTTGTATAACAAAACTCAATTTCAATTTGACAAAAAAACATTTGATAAACCAGTCGCAGACATTACTGAATTAGATTTGGATAAAAGTCGGCCAAGAAAATTTCAATTGCCAAAAAGTCCTGTATCTCCAAAGTACATGGGTCAGTTTAAGACAAGTAAAAGTAGACGCCAATTTACTGACGATGTAAAAGCTATTCACACAACACAAAAGCAAAGATCAGAAAAAACATCTAAAGATACTATGGATCTTTTGCAAGGAAAAACAAAGAATAAGGATACCGTCAATTATAATCAAGACTTGAATAAAAATGTAAGTGGAGATAGTCTAAGTCTAGCGAGAGGGAATGTAATTAATCCTGGTACTTCTGCAGGAAGACTAGAAAAGGATTTTGGTTTGAATACTTCAAAATTAGATGGTACTCCTAAATCTTTAACTACTGGCAGTATTACTAAGTCAGAGAGTACAAATTATCAAAAAACTGCAGCAGGAGGGGGTGCAGCAAATGATGCCGATTATTATCCACAAGGTCTTAGAGACGTTGTAAAAAATACCAAGGTAGATAAAAATTCAACTGGACTAGGCAATTTTAAAGAACCAAAAGTAGGTAATGGTCCTTCTTTTAATAACGCATCTAAGACATATTCAGGTATTGAAAAGGCAGTCAACACAGTACCAATAACTGGTAAAGAAAGAACTGGTTTCGGTGCAGTTCCAGCTAATTTTGATAAGGAGTTAGACCAGACAATTAAAGATTTTGATAGTAGTATGGATACATCTGCTTTCCCTCAATCAGATAAAGACAGAACTATAACTATTCCTGCTACGCCAACCATATCAACAGTAGTTGGTGGTTTTTATAAACTACCTTGTGCAACAGATCGGATAAAATATTTGATTCAATCATATTGCCCAGATCCAAGAGCAAACACAATTATTAACGTTGTATTAGGTGTTCAAATAAATGAAAATCTATTTGATGCAACTTTAAATCGATACGTTGGTAGATGTGAAAGATGTTTATTAAATACTCCAGCATATGTCACCAAAATGAATCAGATAACTGATCCCGATAAAACTATTGTTGATGGTTTTTGTGCTACTGTTTGGACAAATTCCATACATAACGTCACTAGTCTCCCCGCCTTATATGCGGGCAGTGGTGGGATACTTTATGGTCTATCAGGATTAAGAGCATATCAAGATTTGGACAATGTAGTATATGAAGGCATTCACGGGTGGGAAATCAATGGCAATTTAGAAATCCTACATGACAATACAGCAGAAACTAGAACTTTTGTAAGTGCATTGAACAAATATGGAAACCCATATGATTTCTTCTGTAATAGGTCATATGGTGATTTAAAAGAAGATGAAGAATTTGCTTTAGAAAATGCTTCGTTAGAAGAAGACAATCAAGTTCCAGATCAACTGGCAAATACCAATCCAGCTCTTATATAAATAAAAATAAAATAAGAATATGACTCGATTTGCTGCTGTTGTCACTGGAACTTGCACTTCCCATGGTGTTACAATTCCAGCACACATACACTTCACTCATCCTTGCCTACCATCACCACCACCCTGTCCGCCTGGTATAACTCCTACAAAACCTCTTTCGGTTATGGATGCAACTTGTATGTGGCCAGTAGCTCCAACAACACCAGAAGATGCATCGGTGTTAGCAAGAACAGTTTTTATTAATGGAAAATCACCATTATGTGATGGTGATAAGTTAATTCCACATATATCGGCAACAACAAACCTTATTGAATGGAAGCAGGTGTCTGGTCCAAACTGCATAGGACCGATTACAGCGCCATGTAATTGTAGTTTGTTATCAGCAGAAGATACATTTGGTAAAGGACACCCGCGAGTTGTAAAAGCACTAGGAGCAACAGTATTTGTTATGGGAAAACGACTTGCTGCCATTGGAGATCCTCTAGGACCACCATGTTTAAGCACAATAGCAACGGGTTCAGAAAATGTCGTGGTTGGCATGTAGCAAATTACATGATATAATACTTTTTTCGGAAGAAAATTATGGCAAAATCAAAATCTCTCACTAAATCAAATTATATTCCAGGTCCTCCCAAAAAATCTCGGCAAGGAAATGGCGGTGGTACTAAATATGCTGCAAGTAGTCGTAATGGTGCAGGAAAACGCTATAGAGGACAAGGAAAAGGATGAGTGTAGAGGCAGATATACAGGAGTGGATTGCAAGAATATCTGAAGTTCGTCCAGAATTAGGAGGTTTTTCAGTTTGTCCGTATGCCGCTAAAGCAAAAACCTTAATTGTAGAGTGTCAAGCAGAGGACATCATACCTGTTTCTGGGTATGATGTCGTTTTTTATGTGGTTGAGGACTATCTTGACCTAGCTAGTATTCAATTTTGGGTAGAATTTTACAATAAAAAGTTTCCAGACTACATATTTTTAGAAGATTGTGCTACTTATAACACTTATATCAATGGAGTTCAGTCAAATAATGGCAAGCACAACATTATTTTCGTAAATTCTCGTGAAGTTTTGAAAAAATATCGTGTTATATTACGTGAAATGGGGTATTATAGTCATTGGAATGACGAAATGTTACGTGAAGTCTTAGGTGAAGACTACGAAATGGTCAAAAAATCGGGATAGCAACCCCGTAAAAAGTTCTGTTTACCCATTTAGGAGAAACAGATGGCACAAAGTCCTAATCCAGACACAAATCCTTCATTGATGAAGCAAGATTTTGGTACAATTTGCTTAATTACTGATCCAAAATCAGATTTATACTTAAAAAAAGCAAAAATGATGAAAAATTCACCTCCAGATGATCGTTATTCTCGTCCATGTGGCGGTGCAGGAGGTTTTGATGACTTTGTAGAACGTTGGCATTAGACTATAAATAATTAAAAACATTCACATGGCAGATTATCTCTTTAAAGATTACTTTCGGGAGTTCAAAGATCTAGATATTGGGTTTCAAAAGAACCCAGTAACTAAAGATTTGGTCGTTGTTAAAAATGAGACAGCAGTGACTCAATCTATTAAAAATCTTTTGCAAACAAAATTTGGAGAAAGACTCATGGACCCCGATATTGGATCTAGAATATACGAGATTTTATTTGAACCATTGGATGAATTTTCTGCAACAACTTTGAAAGAAAACATAATAAATACAATTAAGAACTTTGAACCTAGAGTTATTATAAACAACTGTGAAGTGAGTGCAGAATCATCAGATTCTAATGAAATATTGGTTGATATTGATTATACAATTGTTGGTGAAAATCTTTCCATTCAAAGCAGATTTATCCTAGAGAGACCAGGGGATTAATGAAACCAACAAATTTAACAAATATAGATTTTGCTGATATTAGGGAATCAATAAAATCCTATATGAGAACTCGTCCAGAGTTCACAGACTATGATTTTACTGGATCTACTCTGTCATATTTGTTAGATATTTTAGCATACAATACATATTATTCAGCATTTAATGCAAATATGGCATTAAATGAATTATTTTTAGATAGTGCAACAACAAGAGATAACGTTGTCAATCTTGCTAAGTTATTAAACTATACACCAACATCATATAGGGCAGCATATGCATGTATAGATGTGGAAGTATATACTGAAATAGGTAATAATGGATTATATCCACCGTATGTTCTATTAAAAAAGGGCAATGTATGTAGTGGACTTATTGGTGGGGCTTCTTACAGTTTTTGTACGCAAGAAGATAAAATAGCAAAAGTAGATCAAACAACTGGATATGCATGTTTTAAAAATTTTGCTGTTTATGAAGGAAATCACCTAACGTATGAATATACAGTAGATAAAACGGTAAATCAAAAATATCTCATTCCAAATGAAAGGGTTGATACCAGTTTATTGAAAGTTTCTGTTCGTGCAAACGCTCAAGCAACACAATATGACACATATAATATAGTTCAAAATATTACAACCATTGATCCTCTTAGTAGAGTGTATTTTCTATCGGAAACTAATGATAGGAGATATGAAGTAGTTTTTGGAGATGGTATATTAGGAAAAGAACTTGAAACAGGTCAAGTTATTACTCTTGATTATATAACCACAAGTGGTATGACTGCAAACAACATTCAACAATTTGCATTTGTTGGAGAAATTGTAGATGCAGACAATATTGCATATAATGATGCAACATTAAAATTAAATATGAAGTCTCAGAGTGGTTCTGCACAAGAAACTCTCAAATCCATAAAATTTAATGCACCAAGAGCATACGCAGCACAAAATAGAGCAGTAACTGCAAAAGATTACGAAAACTTAACTAAAATTGTATATCCAAATGCAAAATATGTAAATGCATTTGGTGGAGAAACATTAACCCCTCCTGTATATGGAAAAGTGTTTTTGTCTATTAGAACAAAGACGGGAGCAAAATTAAATAATTTAACAAAAAAAGATATTGTACGTAATTTACGACCATATGCTATGGCATCGGTTGATATTGTGATTGAGGATCCAAATGAACTATTTGTTGAGTTGAATGTCCTGGTAATTACTAATAATTTTGTAACTACTTTTGGTGATGGAACTTTATCTCAAAGTACTTCGGAAAAACTTAAGGCAAAGGCACTAAATGCCTTACAGGAATACGGAGACAATGAAGATTTAAGTAATTTTGACAAAACATTCTCTATCACCAAATTACAAACTGATATTCTAAAATCAGATACCAATATTCAAGATGTACTGACAAATATAAGTTTGTATAAAAGAGCTCTATACCCAGAAGAGTCTAGTCCTCAAACATTTAATTTTGATTTTGGTGTTTCTTTTGACTGTAGTTGCAGTTCAACACCAGGAAATAGTATTCAAAGTAGTGTTTACTACACCACAGATAGACCAGGTGTACCTCAATATTTTGAAGATGATGGTTCTGGAGTATTGAGATCATTTACACTGTTAAATAATAAAAAAACCATCCTTGATAGAAATGTTGGATCATACAGTTGTGATACTGGTAAAATTACATTTGGTCCAGTAAATATAGAAGGTAGTAATGATCTACAGGATACTCTGGCAAATCCAGACAATACTCCAACAGTTCCTCCAGAAAATATACTATATGATCCAGGCACAGAAATTCCAGGTATTATGACTATTGATACTGTGCCACCTGTAAGTCAAGTTGGTGTCATAATACCAACAAATGCAAATAATACATCTTATATCTATGTTCCAGTTGGTACTCTTCCAGGTGGAGGTACTCTTCCAAGTGGTGGCGGTACTTTTGTCCCTTCTGTCACAGGATCTGCTATTCCAGGAACCTTTGCTGTAACATCACCTGCTACTGGAGTTGGTACTTTTACACCTATAGTTGTTGCTCCTACTGGTGGTACAGGAACAGGATCTGGAACAGGAAGCGCAGGAGCTTCAGCAGGAGGCGGTGGAACCGCTGGCGGCGGTAGTGGCGCAGGAGGTACTGGTACAGGTGGTGCAGGAACCACTGGAGGCGCTACAGGCGGGTATGGTGGTACGAGCACTGCTGGATCTACAGGAGCTCCTACAAGCACCACTTTCTCCCCAATCTCATCGAGTTTGATTCCAACAGCAATTACAGTTGGAGGAGCTCCTGCAACTCTGTCGGTATCTCCTGGAACATTCTCACCTGGAACTACAATGACATTTGGTATTCCTTCTATTGCTGTAGTTCCTCCTGGTTCTCCAGTCATAGGGACTTTCATAACTGGAGGAACTCCTGGAAGTCCTGGTACAACTGGTGGTTTACCAGGACTCCCTGGCGCAATAGTATTTACACCACCACCACCAACCACAGCGCCGCCAGCAGGTGGTTCTGGATGTTATGTATAAAAGCTTTTAAAATAGCAATAAATATTTCAGATACATATTGGATCTCAATATGTAAGTAAACTAGGAAAATCAAATGCAAGATAAAACATCGGTTTCTCGGTCAGTATCTACTCAAGTACCAGAATTTATCAAAGAAGCTAATCCTTTATTTGAGAAATTTTTAGATGCGTATTATAGATCTCAAGAAAAAACTGGTGGTGCAATAAACATCATTAACAACTTGACTGATTACTTAGATGTAGATAAGTTTGAATTGAACAAAATAAATGGTTCAACTACATTAATCGTACCTGTTGAAAAAAACACAAAAAACATTGAAGTAGAAAATACTGATGGTTTTCTAGATAGAGACGGATCTGTTATTATTGATGATGAGGTAATCTATTATGAGACACTTAGAAAATCACCAGATGTCTCATTTGGTCCATCAATTTCATATTCAGAATTTAATAAGAAGTCAGTTATCTTATCAAATCCTTATTTGTTGTTCAATGGTGTACGAAGAGAGTTTGATTTAAGATCAAACAATGAACCAATTTTTCCACCAAGCCCAAGGCATATAATTGCTACTTTATATGATAAAGTATTAGTGCCAGATGTCGATTATATTATTGTAAATGATAAAATTAGATATACTACAGCGCCCAGAACATTTGATGCTTTGGGACTAGGTGATAATGCAACAGATATTTCAATCTATTATTTGAAAGGATTTGAGACAAATCAAATCATGTCTATTACATCTACTGCATTAGGCAATCGTAAATTCAGATTGACACACACCATTGGTACTACTAGCACTCCATTTGTTGCATCATCAACTGTGCTTTCAATAGTTATTGTCGATGGAAAACTATTGATCCCAGAAAAAGAATATTCAATTAGTGGTTCCACTTTAATTTTAAATGTATCGGCATCAAATCCAGTAGTAGACTATGTTGGTTATATTAATTACACACCATTAACTGTCGGTAGTGGATGTGTAGCATATTCTGTAATTAATGATTTTGGTCAGGTAGAATCAGTTCGAGTTAGTAATCCTGGATCAAATTATAAAATTGAAAATGTCCCTCAAGTTAGTTTTAGCTCTCAGGTAGGATCTAATGCTACTGCAAAAGCATTAGTTAATGGTATTCAAAAAATTTCTTTACTATTTGGCGGAACTGGTTATTCGCCATTAAATCCACCAAAAGTAATTATCCAAGATCCAACGAATCCTGATGGAGAAGTTCCAATTATTACATCAACAGTTAACTCTTCAGGTAATGTAGATTCATTAGAACTTGTTAATAGTGGAAGTGGATATGATTTTATTCCAAGAATTCAATTTATAAACCCTTTTGGTGCCGAGGTTGGATCCGCAACAATCAGCAGTACTGGTAGTATTACTTCTGTAAGTGTAGTTTCTAACGGTCTCTTCTACAGCACACCACCAAATATTTACATTGATCCCCCAAGTGGTTCAGGTGTACAATGTATCTTACAAGGAGTATTAAATTCCGATGGTGGTTTACAGTCAGTTACAGTTGTAAATCCTGGTAAAGGTTATTCAACATCGAATCCTCCTAGAATTAAGGTTATTCAACCAACAGGTGCTCAAGTTTTAGATGTTGAAGTTGATAGTTTTGGGCGAGTAATTAATATTGAGATATTATCTGGAGGAAGTGGTTATGAAAACATTCCTAGTGTTTACATTGTTGATGATAGAAAAGATAATCTTGGTAATCCTATAGGAGGCGAAGGGGCAAAAGCAGTAGCAACGATTTTTAATAATCAAATTATTGATATCAGTGTTACTGATTTTGGTTCTGGGTACTCTTCTATAGACCCACCAAAAATTTATATTTCATCTCCAGAAGGAGCAAGAGCATCAGCAGAAATTGGTGATGGTCAAATAACTGGATTTAAGATCTTAAGTGCTGGTGATGGATATTCTAAATCTGAATTTGTTGGATGTAGTAGAGGTGTAAGCGGCATCGTTGACTATACAAATGATAATAAAGTTATCTTTTCAAATGAATCTAAATCTGTTGCATCTCAACACAAAACAGGATCTACTGTAAAAAGTTTAGATTCGGTATTCTTTAAAGTTTTAATAAAGAGATTATTAAGTCAATACCTACCTGGTTTATCTGATATTGCAATCGATAAACTAAATATTGCTAATGTTCTTAGAACAGTAAAAGATTTTTATGCATCTAAAGGAACACAATTTGCAATCAAGTATCTATTTAACTTACTATACAATTCTCAAGTAGAAATTTCCTATCCAAAAGATCAAATTATAAAACCATCTGCATCAAGTTGGTCCGTTGATACAATATTACGTGCTAAATTAATTTCTGGATCTGCTTTAAATTTGTCTAATGGACTACTAGTTCAAGAAGAAAGTGAAGTTGATACAAATATCAAGACAGCAACAGCACTGATAGAAAATTATATTGCAATTCAAACTCCTAAGTATGATGTTTATGAACTTATTCTATCTGAAGAAAGTATTACAGGCAAATTTGTAATTCCATATAAAACCAAATTAACGGAAAAGGTTTCACCTACAGATGTAATTATTACTGTAGACTCTACCGTTGGATGGCCAGAAAGAAATGGAGAGATTTTAATTAATGATGAGGTAATTCGTTATAAAGAAAAATCACTGACTCAGTTCATTGAATGTACTAGAGGAATTACAGGAGTTGCAGAAGAATACGATTCTGGTACTGAAGTCGGTTCAAATTTCTATCTAGTTGTTAACAAAGGAACTTCTAACGAAGTCGTTCTATCTGTCTTAGGAATTATTGAAGCAAATAAAACAACACTACTTGACGATGGTAGTTATTATTTGAGTGGAGACAAATTAACAATTTCTAAATTAGGATCTACGGAAGACATTAAACTTCTTGATAGTTGGTTGTATAATGTTAAAAAATTACTTAAAGTTGTATCTATTGGATTTGGTGGTCTTAATGATACTACAGCAACGGTTTTATGTGAAAACAAACATGGTCTATTAATTGGAGATCAAGTAACAATCTATGGTGCTAATCCAATTGTATTCAATGGTTCATTTTTAGTCACTTCAATTCCTACAGACTTTACATTTACATATACATTACCACAACCAGCAAACCAGAATCCACAAGGCAACATCCTAATCTCTATAGATTTAAATAAAGGTAAAAGTGATTCTGCATCTATTAATACGTCAATTAGTAAATTTGCAACCAATATTCAAAATTCATTTTTTGATTCAAAGTGTGTATATGTTGCTGCTAGTGGTATTCCAAATTATAAGATTGGACCATTCTTAGGAACTGCACTTTTACCAGGCAATCAAAGAAAACTAAATAAATTTCCAAAAGTACCAGAGACCATTTCACTAAAAACACCAACAGTTCCAGGAGGAGTTGGTAGTTATGTTAATGGTGTAAGTGTATGGAATTATAAATCGGAGGAAAAATTTCCTTTTGGTCCTCTAACCAGCATCGCAATTGTTGAACCAGGAAAAGATTATGATGCTGTTATACCTCCTGTGTTAACAGTATCTGGTGGTGGAGGTTCTGGGGCAACTGCTAGAGTAATCGTTAATGGTTCTATTAGCGATGTTGAGGTGTTAACCCAAGGTTCTGGATACACTACTTCTCCTCTAGTTTCTATTTCTGGAGGGGGAGGAGAAGGTGCTACAGCGACTGCAGTTATCACTAATGGAAGAGTATCAAGAATTTTAGTTAATACTGGAGGAACAGGTTTTACTGCAGAACCAATTATTAATATTAGTGGTGGAGGGGGATCAGGTGCTACAGCAAAAGCAAGTGTAAGAGGTCCTGTAAGTAATGTAATCATTACCGCTAATGGTAGTGGATATATTGATAATCCAACAATTAGTTTAAGTAGTGGTGAGGGTGCTGCTGCTGAAGCTTATGTCAATAATGGAAGATTGGTGTCTATTGCTGTAATTGCTTCTGGAAATAATTATACTACTGCTCCACGAGTAATTATAACTGGAGATGGTTTTGGTGCTGTGGCAAAAGCAACAATTTCTAGTGAAGGTGCAGATGCAGGCAGAGTCACTGGAATTACAATTTTAAATAAAGGTATTGGTTATAAAACAGGAACAACATTAATTAGACTAGAATCTATTGGTGAACTTGCTGAATTTAAGTCATCAATTTTTGAATGGACTTTTAACTTAAATGAGACCACAACCACTGATTATGCAAACGGATCTATATTTGAAGGTTTTAATAAACAGTTTGGCGGTGAATATGGACACATCTCCAATCCTAAACAATTAAGATTTGTTCTTGGAGATAATTTACAAGTAGTTGATGGTCAAATAGTAGAAAAGGAAAGTGGTTTACAGCATTCTCCTATTATTGGATGGGCATTTGATGGTAATCCAATTTACGGACCATATGGATTGAGCGATCCAACTAATATTAATAGTGGTATAGCACAAATTAAAAGTGGTTATAGTTTAAAACCAAATCTTGTTTTTGATGAAATACTAAACTTAAATCCTGTTAGAATTGACGGACCACCACTATTACAATATCCTGCAGGAACTTTCATCGACGATTACGAGTATCTATTTAGAAGTGAGTCAATTTTCCTGGATGAGTATAATGGGAGATTTACTAAAACTCCAGAATATCCAGATGGTATCTATGCATATTTTGTAACCATAAACACTAATGGAACTTCGGCTTTCCCTTATGTAGTCGGTCCAAATTATTACTCTGTTCCTGATGATTGGAACTTATCTCAATTTGCAGTTCAAGCATATATTCCAACTGGTATTGTTAGATATAGAGATCCTTTTGAAAATGTTGATATTGATGTTGAAAGACAAGCAAACGAAGAAACAAATGCACTTACTCTTGAAAACGGAGATGTTCTGACTTTTGAAGTCGAGGATGAAAACAAAGATGGTATACTTACATCAGATGAGATCAATGATCCCAATATCATATTCGAAGAAGATAAATTAGAAATTTTTGATTATTTTCCTAGAATTGATGTCGCATCAAAAGTAGACATTGAAGTAGAAACTACAACTAAATTTGAAGATGCAAAAATTAGTGAATTCTTAATCGAAAATCCTGGAACAAACTATCAAGTTGGAGACGTACTAGTATTTGATGATACGGGTACAGATGGATATGGTGCATCAGCATCAGTGTCGAAAATTTTAGGTGAGACTGTTAGTAGTTATACTTACAGATACAATTCTACACTAGATAAATTTGAAGGTGTACTACAAACCCAAGTTCCACACAATTTAGAAGTTGGAGATTCGGTAGATATTTTAACTGTTCCTCAAATGGAACCTGCTAGTAAAACTATCAAGGTGATAACTGTCACTGGATTGGAAAATATCACAACTAATCAAAAAGGTGTTGGATATACAACAGATTTTCCTGCTGTAATTACTGTTGAGTCAAAAACTGGCAAAGATACACTGTTGACACCTGTGACAACTTCTACTGGATTAGTAAATGGTGTTAATATTGTTAATTCTGGTAATTCATATGATACTTCTCCCAGGATAAGAGTCACTCATCCACAAGTGGCAGCAAGAGCAAGTTATTTTGCAACTACGCTAGTTGGTGGTTCTGAATTTAAAATCATAAATTCAATTGTAGAATCAACAAAAGATGTATATGCAGTTGGTTATTTGAAATCTACAACTGGCGATAAGAGTGGAGTAATAATTAAATTTAATAGTCTAGGGACAATTGTTTGGCAAAAAAGCATTACACCTGTTTCTCCATCTGGGGAACTAAAGGATATAGAGTTTATTTCATTGTGCAAAAAAGGAACTTCTATCTATGTTGTTGGAAACAACAGACCGAATCCAGCAATTACGAATGCATTTAATCCAGATATTTATCTTGCAAAGTATACAGAAAATACAACGGGAACAAATTGCACTTTATCTTGGCAAAAACAATATGGTGGTATCAGTGGAACAACAAGAGCTGATTACGCAACAGACATAACCGCATATAACGAAAACGTTGTAATTAGTGGTTATACATCAACTAATAGCGTTCACACTCATGATGCATTTGTAATGTACATTGCAAATAATGGAGACTCATTAGCAAAGAGAAAGATAACTTCAGTATCTACAGAAGATAGATTCTATGCTGTTCGTGTTGACAGTTTTAATAACATCTACTTGGTTGGTAATGCTGGAAATAACCTTTTAATTGCTAGTGTTTATATTCAAGGAAATAAAATACTTATCAATTGGTTAAAACAGTATGTAATCACCGATGTCAAAATGACAGACTTGTCATTGAACATTGATGAGTTTAATGATCTATATGTATTAGGAACTCAACAAGTTGTCAGTAGTGGTCTTAGAACAAGATTGCTGCTATTTAAATTAAATACAGCAGGAACAGTCCAAGACACATACGCTTACAATATAGTCAGCGATGGTGCTATTACTGCATCCAAATCTTCAATTGATATTTTTGGTGAAATTAATATTGCTGCCACGATTACAACTTTAACAAATAAAAAATATGTTTCATTTATAAAAGTTAAATATGATGGTTCTGTAATAAATGCAAATAAATTTGAATCTACAACATCTGCATTTGCATATGATACAACTTCATGCGTTTCTGATGTTTCTGGAGATCCATTTGTCTTGGGTTCATATTATTCAAATAGAACCCAATTCCTATTTGACGGTAGTGATTTTGTAGATAAAACTGGTAGAGTTTCTAACTTAACAACCACTGGAACTGTTGCTGTCAGTACAACATCTCCTAAGTTTGGATCTACTGCATATGCTATTTCACTTTCAGGAAAAATGACAGCAACTACAAGTCTGTCTCTATCTTCTTGGACATTAGAGGGGTGGTTTAACTTCTCATCAGCAACAACAACTAAAAGTGAAATTAATCTGCTCACAATTACTGATAGCACTAATACATTAGTTTTACAAATTAATAGCAGCACTGGAACAGATTATGGTAAAGCAAGACTTTTAGTAAATGCAACAGCAGGATCTTACAGCACACAAACTAATCTTGTATCATTGATGAATGCTGACTATGCTCATATTGCCGTAAGAAAAACATTTGCGAATGCCATTGCAACATATACTGTATTTGTAAATGGCACTCAATATGTTCAAACAACAAGTTCTACTAATATTAATCCAACACAAATTGATTTTGGAAACACAACTGCTGCAGCGTCTAATCCAACAAGAGTAGATGATATTAGATTAAGTAATTATGCGATTACATATGGGGCATCACCATCTGCTGCACATGGAATTTACGACTACTCTCCTGCATCTTCGTACATATTTAAATTTGATAAAACTTCAGATTCTGTAAGAATGGGGACATTATCATTTACTACTTCTGGATTGACAATCTCTAGAACAGCGATGACGGTATCAAATGCTCCTATAACTTCTACAACAAGTAATTACACTATTGCATCTGAGGGATTCCAGGTTTTAGATTTTACAGAATCATCAATTACACAAACCTCAAATGCTGTAACAGTATCTCAAACTATTGATAACTGGTCAGCTAGGACCGCAACTGTTCCTTCTACAGGTGGTCAAAAACCAAAATTTACTGCAGAATCATATGGAAAATTCTTCTTCAAAGTATTCAATACTGAGAAAGTAGATAATGTTAGAAAATTAACTTTAAATCAAACATTTAACGCTAATATTGGATCTACAGTTATTCAAAAAAATACTTCAGGTGTGACCATTGCATCGTCAAAAGTAGTTGATGTTGATAAAGAAAACAAGCAAATTTTCACATCGTCTTTAACTGGGGAATTCCAAGAAAATACAGGTTCTATAACTTTCTCGGACAATCCTGTAAACGATCTTACAACTACATTTTCAAACGTAGTTAATACAACTCCAGGAACTTTTGTGCTTAATATACCTAGTGGAACTGCTGCCTTATTTAAACCATATTCTGAGCTTGATTATTCTGTGAGAATTGATGATGTAATTGCAGGATCTGCATTTTCCAAAGGATCTGTATATGCTCTTAGTTCTAATTATTTTTCATTCAATACCGCATATACTCAGGCAACAATTTCTGGATTAGCATCGGTAACTAAAATTACCGTAATTACAAATCTAAACAAGACTTTCCAGATAGTTGATGAAGCATTTACTCAAGAGATGTATGTTAGAAGTGCAACTTCTCATTATTTAAATGTTGGAGATGTTTTATTCAATACGACTTCTCCACAATATGCTGCAGCAAATGGTTCTTTCTATGTTAAACAAATCATCAGTAAGAAAGAATTTATTTTTGATCTTAATACTACTCCATCAGCTGCAATAGGATCATCTATTACACTCACTATCTTTGTTAAGCATCCTATTCTTAGATTGATATTTGGTCAACAATATGTTTTTGATACATCTGATTCTTCTAATCTTGGTAGATTCTTATCATTCTACAGAGACAACTTAAATAAAATTGAGTATACATTTAAGAATATTATTAGAAAAGGTGTACCAGGAATAGATGAACCTGGAAGTTCACCATTTATTTCATTCAAAGTTACTGATGACGTATCAAACATTAGTTATTACGCTGACCCATCCAGAATAGGATCACAAAGTCCTGTATCTCCACTATCCTATATTGATGTAATATACAGTCCTTACATTGGTAAATTTGAAGTCAAATCTTTAGAGGGGGCAACAGTTACAAGTGGTGCAACCAAAATTGTATTTGATTTAAAATATGAACCAGAAAAAGCAGCTCTTGCTAATCTAACCACATATACAACGACATCTCTAAAAGCTGTTGGATCTATTGGTGATATTCGTTTAGTAAGTGGAGGAGGATTCTACAAAAAACTACCAATTATTGTTGATATTCAATCATCAAGAAAAATTGAAAGAGTTGAAATTAATGAACCTGGCACAGAATATCAACCAGGACAATACTTTGGAGTTCCTATCCTTGGAGATGGTAATGGCGGTAAGGTAAGTATTACTGTTGATCCTGCATCAGATCCACCTGGTCAAATTATTGAAGTTTCTGTTACTGATCCAGGCAAAGGTTATACTACAGCATTCATTGATGTTGATGCTGTTGATGGAATTCTTGGTTCAGATCTTGGTGGATCTGGTGCAGAATTAACCGTGGTTATTCCACCAAAAGGAACAGGAGCATCTGTTTTTGTCAAAGGTGAAAGAATTGGAAAAATTAAGAAATTAAAGAATAATAACTTTGGATTTGATTATACTCATGATTATACTTTGCGTCCAGAGATTACCTTCCCAGTTAATTTACAATTAACCAGTACAAGCATTCTAAGCAGCATTAAGGTGGTTAATCCTGGTTCAGGGTATACATCACCCCCAGAGGTTGTAATCACTGGTGGAGGCGGTTCTGGAGCGACTGCACAAGCAGTTTTAAGAAACGGTCGAATCTACGGAATCGTAATTAAAAATCCTGGTTCTGGATATACGGTTGAACCAACGGTTAAACTCAAATCTTCCTTTAACTATGTTGTAAACTTAGACCTTGGATTATTCCAATTTGCATATCCGCATGGAATACCGAATGGTGCTGAAGTCCAGTTTAATGTAATTGATGTTGGTGATGGAGCAGAATTTCCACTTTCTTCATTCGGATTCTTAAATGCAAATCAAATTTACTATGCAGTTTCTGGAGAAGGTGCTGGATTAGAAAATGATCAAATCAGAATCGCCCTAACTCCTCAGGATGCAGAGACTGGAAACTACATTACTTTTGTAAATACTGGTACTGGTAGACAAGTTATTCTTACAGATTCATTTGGTGGTTCTGCAGAAGCAGTGTTGGAGACAGCAAGATTCTTGTTTGGTGAAACTGTTTTCCAAGGTCAAACCTTTGAAACTGCAACAGCAGTTGGGTTTGTATCTGAAAATGATGGTTGGCAGATCGGTCCCAGATTGTTAAAACTAATTAATTATACTGGAGTTTTTGAAATTGGTCAAAGAGTAAATGGTTTAATATCCAAGTCTAGTGGTATTATCGGAGATATCAATATTGCGAAAGGAGTTTTAGAAGTAGATTCTATCACTAAAACTACAGGAAAATTCTTGGATGATATTGGCAAACCAAGTGAGATTGTTCAGAAAGTTCAAGACTCATATCTATATCAAATGTTCTCTTATAACATCAAGAGTCCAATCTCGATTGATCAATGGAAGAAAGTTATAAATGATACTATTCATCCAGCTGGTTTTAAAATCTTTGGAGAAATTGGAGTTTCTGGTGGAGGAAAAGGATTAACAGATAGAACTGATTTTGAACTTGTAAAGAGTGTTAATTTAATTGAGAGTTCGGTTGTCTCTAACGTTGATAGTTTTGCTTTAGTAGAACCAGTTTATAGTGAGTTTGATAATACACAAGTTTTGTTTAGAACTAAGAGATTGACATCATCTGAGGAAATTCTGACTTCTGTTGTACAGTCATTAGATAACATAGCGAATTTGTTTGATGGTGCCAGAACAGTATTCCCATTAACGATTGATGGATCACCAGTTATTGCTCAGGCAAGTCAATTTATGATAGTCATAAATGGTATCTATCAAGCTCCAGGTTTTGCATTTACTGTTCAATCTGGAAATATTGTTTTTACAGAACCACCTCCTGCACCAACAAAAATTAGTTATGCTGTTTTAGATTTAGAATTTAAAACAACATCCTTGATTACAATGTCTAATGTTAGTGGTATCATTCCAGAAATAGGAAATACCATTCGTGGATTGGTTTCTAACGCCACAGCTACTGTTGCAAATTCAACATCTACCACATTGACTGTGTTTAATATTACAGGAGCATTTGTTGCAAATGAAACTATAATTTCACCAGCAACAGGACTAAATGCTATTCTCGATAGCATTGTACCTGTAGTAAATGCCAATGTCTTGAGGTTCCAAGAGAAAATTAAAAACTTACGTGGAAAAACCGCAATTGTTGAAGAAATCAATCTAGATCTAGCTACCAATATTCAAACTAATAGAATTGTAATTAGCAAAACATCAGGCACATATGATTCACCATCAGGTCTTCTAGACATGAAAATTGATGATAGTTTCGTTAGTGCTGAAACAGGCGTCGTTGCCAGAATTACTAACATTTCAACTTATAGAGATCCTAATGTTTATATTGTTGTAAATCCTGCTTTTGCATCTACAGGTAGTTTCTTAGTTAATGAAGTTGTAAAAGGTGCAACGTCAAACGCAACAGGTGAAGTTGTTTTGTGGAATCCGTCTATTAGAAGATTGATTCTAAAATCAACAAGCACGGCCGATTTTGTACCGAATGAAATTATTAATGGTTTAACATCTTTAGCACAATTTAAAATTTTAACAACAACAGAAATTGAACCAACAACAACATTAATCATCAGTGATCCTAGCAGTTTCTATGGTTTACTATTCAACAGAATTGTTAACCCAACTGTTCCTAATGCCATTGTAGATGATATTAGTAAGAGTGTAATTGAAGTTGTTAATTTAGATGATGACGATGTTAATGTTGATTCAAACTTCCCAGAATTTGAAGAGGTACAAAATATACTATTAGATTATTCTAGTAGCAGTAGAACTCCAAAGGTAATCACAGTAAATGGTAATGCTGGTTCATCAACTTTACAAAAGAAATTTGGATCTGCATCTTTAGTTCTAGACGGAAATGGAGATTATCTACAAATATCAGACGCAACAGAATTTGATCTAACAACTTATACATTTGAAGCGTGGATTTATTTGCCAACCGCACCTTCTGAGTATTCAATGATATTTGCCAATGTCGGAGAAAACTCGTATTGGGGACTCCGTACTGTTGCTGGGAACACACGTCTGACCTCATATGATGGCACTACAATCAATGAACAAACAACAGGAACAAGTATTCCGTTAAATACTTGGACTCATGTTGCTTGGTCTAGAACTGGTAATCAGGTTAGATCATTTATAAATGGAGAATTAGTACACACTGGAACTAGCACTGCTACTCCAAATGCGACTGGACTTACAATTGGTTATTCAGTTAATTATTCAAACCAACATTTCTTCAATGGATATATTGATGAAATGAGAGTCTCAAAAGGAATTGCTAGATATGTTGCTACATTTACACCACCTCTAGTAGCATTTGTTAATGATGGTAATACTGCATTACTCATACATGCAGATTCCAATCCAATCCAAGATGATGGTGGATTAGTTGATGGTGTTGAAGAAGGGTCATTTATCCAAAATCAAGTTTTTGAATATACTAATGAAAGTGGAGATTTTACTCAGAACGAAGAGTTGATTTCTAGAAAATTATCATATCATACTCGAAGCGGAGGAAATTTCCAAATCGGTGGAACAATAACAGGTGGCGGTGCAACTGCTCAAATCATAGGTGTTAATTATGCACTAAATCTTTTATATCTTGGTAGTAAGACAGGATCATTTACGATTGGCGGTACAATCACATCAGGATCTGTTAGTGCTGTGGTGTCTGCATATTTAGAAGTTCCTGTTTTGGCAAATCAAGTATTCACCGCAACCAATAAGTTTATTACTGGTTATATTGACAATGATACTAGACATAGGTACAGAGATGCTGCAAATCTAATTAGATTGAATTCTGGATATATTGTAGATGAAGCAGTGGGTAGATTAAAAGATCGCTATCCAGATTTAGTTATTCCTAGAGATACTGCAACATCCCAAGATGGTACTGCTAGATGTAAATTAGACGCTGCTTTATTGTTAGAGGGTGTTATCTTAGATATAGAAAAAGGAGGCACCTATAATGCTACATCTGCGGCGAGACAATATCTAGATGCAAATGGCGGAATTAGATTTATTGAACTCCAAGTTCTTCACAGTGCTTATACTCATGAGCAATTGAATTTGCTTTGTCAACAAGCAGTAATTGGAGAACTAAGTGAGACACCCGAGTATTCTGACAGATTCCCAGTTCCACCTATTGATATTACTATTGATTCTTTAGATTGTGCTGATGTCAGGAGTGATATAGACACATTGTGGGGTTTGATTAATGAAGTTATTGCTCCTACTGGAGATGTTTACAAAGATGCTGGAGACTTACTCTGGTTTAACAGAACATTTATTGCTGATGAAGCTGTAGCACTTACAACTCAATATTTCACATACACTCTAAATGGCGTTCAATATAGTGCTTTTGAATATCCAGGCGGTGCTGCTGGAATAGATAAGTGTAAGAGAGATCTCAAAGAGCACATCATACCAGCGATTATTTCTGATTTGGTTTCGGGCGGAAATGTAAACATCATAAACGCAATGAAGCAATATGTTAATGAAGATGAAGATGTCTTGCACGTTAAGGATGAACTTCTACCAACTATCTACGCTATTGAGCAAACAAAGAAATTATGTCAATATGCTGTAGATAATTGGATTATTACTGGTACACAAAATACTGAGTATCAACCAACGTTTGCAAGTAATGCAAATAAGTACAAAGATACTACAATCACTGTAGACGATGGGGAGTATGGTGGTCATTGTGCCGATGTTAAATCTGCAATCGAAGTCTTGTTTACATTAGGAATTGGTATTCTTCTCCCAGAAAGAGAGCAATATATTGTTTCTGGTAGATTCCTTGATGCTGGAGATTTGATTGATGCAAATGCTCTGTTAATTGCTGATGTAGCTGTTGGTAGAATGTTGG